AGGTATATGGACCCCAACGGACAATCATATATTGTTAATTTATGTGTTGGTCAAAACAATTACTCACACGCATATCCTGGCGTTCTTCAAGTAGGTAGTACATCTTATAACTATAACTTCTTAAATGGTAGTTGGGCAGGTGCAATTACAACTGGTATATTAGCAAACTGCGCAGATGAATGGGAATTTGCTGTTCATGATAGTGGTACTAGGGTAGCATCGGCATTTATATTCCAAAGTGGACCTAATAGATTCCTAATGGGTAGAGGTCTGTATTGGGGTACATCTTATGTTGAAGCTGCTGAATCTTCTAGAGCACCTATATTCTATGATTCAAATAATACATCATATTATTGTGACCCAACCGGATATTCTCAATTAAGTTCTGGTGAAGCTAACAACTATTGGAGAGCAGCAAGATATGATATGACTGGAGTTGGTGGTAACTCTGGGCAAGGAGCACATGCATATTCTATCTTCCAAGAAGGTGGTGGATGGGGTTATCCTTATCCGGATTTAAGAATTGCATATCATACTGGTATTAAATTGGGAGGAAATGCTGGTTCTTATGAAGGAACTAGAGTTTATTCTGATTACGATATGAGTGATTTGTGTATCCAATTGGCAGGTTCATCAAACTATTCATTTAAGTATAAATGGATGTGGACCAATGACACGGGATATTACGCCAGTCAAAACGGAGCTCACTGGTATCCAAACAACATCACATATGGTGCTTGGAGAATGAATGGTAATAGAAATGGATGGTATGGACACGTAATCGATTCAGCATATTTACCTCACTATATGTGGGAGAGTGGTAATGGTGGAATATATTTACAAGACGCTGGAAGATGGGTATTGTATCATTCGTTAGGAAATAACTGTACGGGATTTTGTACATCTTCAACATCTGGAGCATATGGTATATATGTAGCTAAAGGTATTTATTCTGAAGGTAATATAGTAGCTTATTCTGATAGACGAGCAAAAGAAAATATTATAACTGTTGATAATGCTTTAGATAAAGTATCACAAATGAGAGGTGTATTTTATAGTAGAATTAATGATGAAACCAAAAAAAGAAATATAGGGGTAATTGCACAAGAAGTAGAAAAAATATTACCTGAGGTAGTAACATACGCAGCTGATGTGGATGAGTATGGTGTTTCATATGGTAATTTTGCTGGTTTATTTATTGAAGCAATAAAAGAACAAAATGAAATTATAAAAAAACAATCAGCTGAAATTAAAGAATTGAAAGAAATTTTAAATAATTTAATACTTAATATTAAAGGATAATAATATGGCACTAATTAGAGATTACGAATTACCAGGAACTGGATTGACTGTACCAAATGCATATCACGTTGTTACAAATATAAAAGTTGAAAAAAGAATGGCAGATTTTAAGCCACCTGTTGACCTATCTAGACCCGATGGTTTAACGCCAATGAATAGAAGCGCAGGTACGGAAGTATATTGGTCTGCTGGATATACTGGAGAAGTGGCAGTAACTATTTGGGTAAATAAAGCTGCAAGGGATGCCAATGCAAACCCAATTGGATTTATAGGAACTAACCCATCTGATAATAAACATGGTGTTAGTATTGGTACTGCTGGTATGGACCATAAGTGCGTATTTTTTATAGACCAATCATCAACATTGGACCATATGGCACAAGCATATAGACATTTATTAACTACCGATTATTATAGTGGTTCATTGGAAGTTTAAAATCAATATATTTATATAATATAAAATAAAAAATTATGGGATTAACATACGATTGGAAATTAATAGGACTTAAAAAACAAAACACAGAAAATTTATCTGATGTAATTGTTGGTACTAATTGGAGATTAACAGGTACCGATGAAGATGGTAATAGCGGTATATTCAATGGAGCAACTCCTTTTGAAATACAAGACCTTAATGGTGATGGTTTTGTTGATTATAGAGATTTGACAGAAGAATTAGTATTGGGTTGGATACAAAACCATGTAAGTGGTTCATCTCCATCGAACTATATGAATCATATAAATCAACAAATACAAAAACAAATTAATACTGTAAAATTTGCAACAATAGATGTAAATGAAATTGATTTACCTTGGTCACCAACATCTGGTAGTGCTACACCAACCCCACCAGAGGTTGCACCAACAACTTAATAATATTTAAAGATTTTTATTGTAATATGTTCAAAGCACTTATTTATAAACAAATTTGTGTTTTGAACATTTTCTTTATATTTATATAGGTAATTACATGGGATTTTCTTAATTACAAACTTAAAATACAAATTGGAGAAATAAAATGGCAGAAAGAATCGTATCACCGGGAGTTTTCACAAGAGAAAATGACCTTTCATTCTTAGCACAAGGTGTAGGAGAAATCGGAGCAGCATTTATAGGACCTTTTAAGCAAGGACCTGCATTCGTACCTACTATTGTGAGAACCCAATCAGAGTTCGAAGATATCTTCGGTACTCCTGATGGAACTTATTATACTGAATATGCAGTACAAAACTATTTAAGAGAAGCTGGACAAGCAACAATCGTAAGAGTTGCTGGTATTGGTGGATATCAACAATTAGCACCTTTGGCAATATTTGCATCTGGTTCTAATAGAGATACCCAAGCTAAATTAGTTGGAGTATTACATTCAACATATACTGGTAACGAAGGTGTTGGTTTTCCATCAACAACTTTAGTACAAAATGATGCTAGTATTGGTTCGTTTGTACTTTCTAGTTCAGCAGTAACTTTTAATGTATCTGCATCTATTTTACCAACAGATACTAATGATTTAGCAGATGTATTTGGTGAATCTCCATATGGTTCAAAAACAGCATACGCTTACAAATACTTTGAAAACATTGCACAATTTTACACTGGTTCATCTAATGTAATTGGTAATAAGACAGTTTTAACTGTAGCTCAATTACCAACACAAGAATTCGGTGATGCAAAAGAAGCTGAAACTCCAATTGTTCAATCACAATTAATTAGTGGTGAAAGATATAATCTATTCCAATTTAAAACTATTGGACATGGTACATTATATAATACTAAATTTAAAGTTGGTATTTCTAATGTAAAAGCAGCTGGTGAAGATGGAGCAACTGATTATTCTACATTTACTGTAACAATTCGTTCATATAGTGATACTGATAAGAGAAAGAGTGTTGTTGAAACATTTAACAATGTAAACTTAGACCCTGCTTCTCCAAACTATATCGCTAGAAGAATTGGTGATAGATATTTCACAATTGATTCTAATGGTAAAATTACTGAATATGGTGATTATACTTCAAAATCAAAATATGTAAGAGTTGTAGTTCAGGATTCAAACGCTAATATTTTAGGACCTGGTTCTTATCCAATATCAGCAGCACCATTCGGACACGAAGCATACACTAACCCTGTTTATTTAGGTAGTACTGAAAGTAGAGTACCTGCAGTGGTTTACCAAACTGGTTCAGCAAACAACACATCATCATCTCCTGTATATTATGCTGGTTTTGATTTTGAAACTGCTGGTGTAAAAAATGATAACGCTCAGTACTTAGCACCAATACCTGCATCAGCAGTTGCTGGGGCAAACAAAGCATTCGCATTTGATGGTGAGCAAGGGTTATCATATGTAATGACCGGTTCAGCATCAACTGATATGGTTAAGAGACAATTTATATTAGGATTCCAATTCGGATTTGATGGTACTAACCCAACTGTAAAAATAGCTAAAGCTGGTGATACTGATTGGGGAAATGCAAATCAGCAAGGATTCAATTGCGCAACTTCAACAGCATCTGGTTCGGTAGCATATACAAAAGCAATCAACGCTGTATCTAATCCTGATGAGTATGATATCAATATGGTAGTAACTCCTGGTATTGTAAGACAATTACATCCGGCTATTACTTCTAAAGTAATTGATATGGTTGAAGATAGACAAGATTGTTTCTACATCGCTGATTTCAACGATTATGATGATACAATTACTGAAGCAACTGAGCAAGCAAATTCAGTAGATTCAAACTATGTAGCAACTTACTATCCTTGGGTTAAAACAATTGATAGTAACACAAATAAATTAACAACTGTACCACCATCAGTATTGATGCCGGCTGTATTCGCTTCTAATGATAGATTAGCAGCTGAATGGTTCGCACCTGCTGGTTTAAATAGAGGTGGTATCACTGGAGCAGTTAGTGTATTAAATAGATTAACGCACGCTGAAAGAGATACTCTTTATGAGAACAAAGTAAACCCAATCGCAGCATTTCCTGGACAAGGTATTGTAGCATTCGGACAGAAGACATTGCAAGATAAGGCATCTGCTTTAGATAGAATCAATGTTAGAAGATTACTTATCACTCTTAAGAAGTTTATAGCATCTACATCTCGTTTCTTAGTGTTCGAACAAAACACATCTACGACTAGAAATAGATTCTTAAATACTGTTAATCCTTATTTAGAGTCTGTACAACAAAGACAAGGTCTTTACACATTCAAAGTTGTAATGGATGAAAGTAACAACACACCTGATGTGATTGATAGAAACATATTAGCAGGACAAATTTTCTTACAACCGGCTAAGACAGCTGAATTCATCGTAATTGATTTCAACATCTTACCAACTGGAGCAAGTTTCACAGCATAATATGAAAATAAACAAAGTAGATATTTATTAATATAATAAAAAGGAATAAAAATGGCAGAAATATTAGAGTTTGATAAGATGTTCTATACGAACTTCGAACCGAAGATGAAAAATAGATATGTGATGGAGATTGAAAATATCCCTTCATATCTTGTAAAGGCAGCAAATAGACCTTCAATTCAATTTGAACCTATTGTAATGGACCACATCAACGTTAAGAGAAAGTTGAAAGGTAAGGGAGATTGGCAAGATGTGACTATCACTTTGTATGACCCAATTGTTCCTTCAGCAGCTCAGGCGGTAATGGACTGGATTCGTTTAGGACATGAATCAATAACTGGTAGAGATGGATACGCTGACTTCTATAAGAAAGATATCACATTCTATCTATTAGGACCTGTTGGTGATAAGATTGAACAATGGACTTTAAAAGGTGCATTTATCTCTCAGGCTAACTTTGGTGACTTAGCATTTGATTCTAATGAACCTGCAACAATAGAATTAACATTAACTTACGATTACGCAATCTTAGAATTCTAATCAAAAGTATATAAAATTAAGGGGATTTCAAAAGAATCCCCTTTTTTGTGCTTTCTATTTTTTTAAAAACTATGTATTTATATATACAAACTTAAAATAACAAAGTTATGAGCGAAAAACAATATGATTTTCCAACGGAGGTATTAGACCTTCCATCTCAAGGTAAAGTATATCCAAAAGATAATCCATTATCATCTGGCAGAATTACTATAAAGTACATGACTGCAAAAGAAGAAGATATTCTATCAAATCAAAATCTTATCAAAAAAGGTATTGTTTTGGATAAATTATTTGAATCTATTATCGTTGATGGTGTAAACCCAAATGATATTATATTGGGTGACAAAAACGCTATTATATTAGCAACAAGATTATTAGGATATGGTCCTGATTATGTATTTAATTTCTATTCTTCTAAATTAGGACAATCAATACAAGCAACGGTTGATTTGGGTAAAGTTAAAACAAAAGAAGTAGACTTTTCAATGTTCAATAATAAAAATGAATTTGAATTTAAATTACCAAGCAACGGAACTAAGATTACATTTAAATTACTTACACACGCAGATGAAACGGCTATTGAAAGAGATATTACCGCATTGGAAAAACTTGGTAAAGATGTATCTGCATCAATCACAACTCGTTTAAGATATATGATTAAATCAGTTGATGGTGATAACGCTATTGGTACTATTAATAAATTTGTTAATGGTATGTTAGCTAGAGATAGTAGAGCATTTAGAGAATATATAAAAACAATATCACCTGATTTGGATATGAAGTTTGAATATACCCACGAAGATGGTGAGGTGGAGGAGGCGCCTATCTCGATGGGGGTAGGGTTTTTTTGGCCTGGCTCCGAATCATAGTATTATGGTCCATACCCAAATATTTGATATGGTTCAATATGGGAATGGATTTACTATAATGGAAATGTATAAAATGCCAACTTATCTTAGAAATTTTTACTATAATAAGTTGGTAGATGCAAAGAAAAAAGAATCAGAAGAAGTTCAGAAAACAAATAAATCATCAAATTCTAAAGTTAGGATACGCCGATAATCATTGGTAATCCTAACTTTTTTATTTATGGGATATTTATAGATGTTAAATTGTATATACTATGAAAAGATATAAAATATCAGAATCAAAATTAAATGAGTTTTGGGGATTATTTGGTAAGAAAAAACCTGAAACTATGCAGCAAATTATTGATGATGACCCAATATTAAAAAAATTAGATGCTGAATTAGCAGATATTAATCAATCATATGTTCCTAGACTTAGACAAATGAAAAAAGAAGACCCAAGATTGTTTAAAAAAATGCAAGATATGGGGATTATAGGAAAAGATTTTAAGTAATACTATAAATGGCAATAAAACCACTTACACCAGCTGAACAATCAGAATTAAATCGTTTGTTAGAAGAAAACGCTCAGATATCTGAACGTATTCGTATTATAAACGAAAAAATTGCTACTGCCGTAGGTTCTGAAAAACAGCAGTTGGAAGATATGATGGAGCAGGAAAAAATAAGATTAAAGCTCCAAAAAGAATCTGCAATTCAATATCAAAAAAGAAAGGAATATTTAGATTACGAAGAAGATGCATTGGAATCAATTGCATCGTTAAGTAAGGCCACTAAAAAAATTATAGATGGTAAGTTTACTACTGAAAGTTCATTAGCTTCTGTTACTCAACGAGTAATTAAAATGAAGCAAGCTGAGGTAAACTTGGATGGCGCTGCTTTAGAAAAATCAATAGCAAGGAGAGAAACATTAGAAGGGTTGCAAAAAGCTGTAATCGAACAAGCACAATCATTAGCACATCACAGCGGAGAGCATATTGCTCATGAGGAAAAAATAGAACAATTTGAGAGAAGTATATCTCATTTAACTACAAAACAAAAAGAAGAAGCTAGGCAATTATATAAAATAAAAGAGGCTTTAGAGAAAAAAGAAGAAAGAATTGCTGAATTGCATGAACAACAACATCAATTAATGCATCATTTGCCGGGGTTTATGAGTGAAGCTTTGGATTTTTCTAAAGGATTAATTAAAGCTATTACAAAATTAGGACCTTTGGCATTAGTATTTGCTGCAGCTGGGGCAGCATTACATTCGTTTATTGCATTAGACCAAGCTGCAGAAGATTTTAGAAAAGAAACTGGATTAACACTATCACAAACAAAAGAACTAGCACATCAAGCGCATCATATTGAGATGTATTATAGAGATGCTGGTATTGAGTTGAAGGATGTGTTTGATACAATGTCAGCATTAAAAACATCATTTAGTGATGTAGCACAATTTTCGGAAGAAACTGTAGCTGCATTAACTTTAATGAAAACCAATTTTGGTGTTACCGCTGAACACGCAGCTAATGTACAAAGTATATTTGAAAGTGTGGGTGGATTGAGTTCCGATACAGCTGCAAATGTTCAATTGCAAGTTGCTAATATGGCTAAGATGTCTGGAATAGCTCCTGATAAAATATTTAAAGATATTGCAGAAAATGCGGAAGCAGCATCAACATTTTTTAAAGGTGATTTGAATGCATTAACAAAAAATGCAGTACAAGCACAAAGAATGGGTACTTCTTTAAAACAACAAGTATCTTTAGCAGAAAAATTATTAGATTTTGAAAATGGTATAGAGGAAGAATTGGTAGCAGCAACATTTGTTGGGGGTGAATTTAATTTAAGTAGAGCAAGAGCATTGGCAATGGAAGGTAAACTTGCTGAAGCTAATGCAGAAACGTTATCACAATTACAAAGAAGTGGTGACTTCCGTAAAAAAGATTACTTCACACAACAACAATTAGCTAAAGCAGCTGGT